GTCCACGATATTCTTTTTTATCTTTTCTTTTATTAGGTCTTTTACTATGTCGACCTGGTCTTTTTTTATTGGTTTGTTTTATAAAAGAACCTGAACCATTACTTACTTTTCTAGCCATTCTGATCTGATCTATTTATCAAAGCGTATGATATAACACCAGCTATAACATTCGTTACATTTACTGTAATTCTAATTTGATCATTTTCTTCTAAAATTAATACTTGACCAGCAGCATTATCTGTAGTTTCAGCAGTCATGTCTACGTGATAAAATTCAAAAGTTGCAGAAGCAGAACTATCACGTAATCCCATTTCTACTTGAACAGTATTATTATGATTGTTAGTCACTGCGATATTTTTAACAATGGCTCTAGAAGAAGCATCTATTGTAAGCACAGTTGTACCCGTAGTTACTAAACTAAACCCTTGATTTTTATAAATAATAGCCATAATTTTTAATCTCTTTTAAGTTTAACACGTTCTCTACCAAATAAAAACCATGAGAACAACTCAGCTTGTTCTGCAAAATCAGCTAATCTTCTATCTTTACTTGGATCAGTGTTAATCATAAATGTAGTAAAAGTCTGAGACTCTTCTCTTAAATCTTGTTGATAAGAAGTATTTAATTGATTCTGTAAAGTTTCTAACGTTTGATTAATTTGTCTAAAATTATCAACAGTATAAGGATCCTGTGGTTCCGGTATAAGAATATTTATTTTAGCCATTATGTTTGTGGAGCACTTCCACCTCTGCCGTCTGGTTGTATATCCACTCTGAATATACCATAACGCCAATTGGTGTCTAGTGCATCGTTTTCAATTTTTATTGACGCAAGTCTTCCTCGCGCGCGTGTGTCTATCTTATCTGTTGTTGAGGATACTGTAAAGGGTCCCACAGTCGTTTGTCCCTGTGCCGTGGTTGAATCTGCTGGGTATGCTTTAAAGAATAATGTTACTTTGGCATTACCATCAATGTATTTAAAGTCAGGAATAAATCTTCTTATCTTAATAAAAAATTCACCATCTCCTTCTATATCTAAATCAAAGTCACCTGATCTAATAAAAGCAGGTATTGTAACGTTTGTTATATTTGTACTTGTTAAATTAATAACTTCATTAACACCTACCTCGTGTGCAAACACATAACTACCCCCATTAGTAACTCCGTTTATTGTAGGAGTGTTTGGAGTTAATGTTGAAATAAATTTAGTAGCACTTGGATACTCTAATACGTGAGCATCTTCATACGTTGTTCTTGCAAGTGAACCTGTTGTCCAAGTTTTAAGCTCATAGTTATAAGTAACAACTCTATCTATTTCTGTTGAGGTTGCTTTTGGATAGAACCAGTTAATTTCTGTAAATAAACTATTGTGACCTGCAAATACTAATTCACCATTAGTAAAGTTAAGTCCTAGAGCATCTCCTGTTGTAGTAAATACGAAGTTCTCAACTGAAGAAGGTAGTGTTTTAACTGTTCCATCAAATACAAAGAAATTACCAGAATCACCCATCCAATACACAGCACCATCTACGAAGACTGCTGCATGTTGTCCAACGCAACCACAGTTTGATCCAACTTGACGAATACTAAATGTAAATGGTGGTCCTACAAATTGCATAGTGTAAGCTGCTTCATCCGTTAAAACTAATATATAATCTTTACCTTTAACAGCTGCTACGATTCTACTACCATTATCTAACCTAAATGTTCCTGCTGTGTTTGTAGAAGTTGGCTCATAAACTTCAATATCTTCTTGATCTGAAAATCTAATAAACATTGGATCCTGCGTACTAGGTGTGCCAATAGTTGTTTCAGTTCCAAAGTGAACTAAGTGTCTATCTCTATCTGATACTCTTGTTAAAACTGTTGCTGTAGGATTATTTGCTATAATAGTTGCACGTGTATTAACTCCTGTGCCTGCTGTTGGAGCCCATTTAAAAGTTTGTCCATTTTTGATTGTTGCAATTAGTAACTCTCCAAAATTGTCTAGAGACCAGTTAGCAGCATCAATGACTGTATTAGATACTGTTCTTGAAGTACCCCAGGTAGATAAACTCCATGTTCCTGCTCCCCATCCATAACCAAGTGTCGCGGTTAATGGACCAACAATAACATATGGATTTGTCGTAATTGTTCCTCCTGCAGTAACTCCAGTTCCTGTTTCTGTTACAGGCATAGTAATTGTAAAAGTATTTGCAGTTGGTACTGTTTTGACTTCGAATGAATTAGTTTCAAAATTAGCCGTTGTAAAACTTGTTGTAGTCGGTCCTGGTGTTGTTACAGATGAAAATTTAATTAAGTCTCCTACCAATAAACCATGAGCAGATTTATTAATAGTTACAGTTGCAGAACCTGTAGTTGATGTATAGGTGCAACTTGTTAGTGCTGTACTAAGAGGTGTAATATCATAAAATTCTCCATCAAAAAGAACATATAAAACTTTATTTGTACCAATAACAACGTAACGTCTGCCAGTTAAATCAAACCAAGAGTGTATGTCTCTAGCTGAACCTACCAATATAGATGAATTAATCTGCTGCCAACCACCTATTTTTTCAGGGGATCCGTATTGAAAACGTATATTATCTCCATCAATCCAACGCCCCTCTGCTTGGGATGCAGTATCATTCTTATCAAAGCCTGGAGGTAAAGGTATCTTCTTTAATGGCATATTTATGATTATTATACCATCAATTGAATATATCTAAAAGATTATAGATATTTTTAAAGGTATAAGAGTTCTTATACCTTATATATCAATGAGTTTAAATATTTGAATAATCTTTATAAAAATCAAATTTATTCAAATCTATAGAGGTTTTCATTTTATATGAGTATTTATGGTATTCTTCTATTGAAATACTAGGATCATTATTATTTCTTATAGCATAAAATCCATTTTTAATTTCTTTACCCCACATACCGCTTTGCATATGTTTTGTTTTAAATTCTTTTTTATAAGATAAAGGTTCATGATTAAAAAATTTATAGGGAAGTATATAAATGGAGTGTTTATTTTGTTTTACACAATCAGATAACATTAGTGGACCTGATATTAGTCTTACTAAATTATCATTTTCATCAGCTTCTTTTTTAAAAAAAGTATTTAAATTTGGTTTTAATTTAATTGTTTTTGTTCTATGTAGAGTTAAATCGTAACAATCCATCCAAAAAGTATGATTTGGAATAGATGCCATTAAGGAATTTTGAACTAATTCATCACCAATTGATTCTACTAAATTAACATCTTCTTTTAATTCATTATAAAAATTATCATAACAATAGACATCCATATCAATATAAATTCCACCAAAGTGGTGTAATAATAAATATCTTACACAATCTAGTTGAAATATATGAACTGAAAAATTTTTATATTCTTCATAAATTTTAGGGTATTTTTCTTTAACAAAATTATTTAAACTATTGTCGTCCCAAAATTTATATTCAAAATCCCTAAAGTATTTTAAAATAGATGGTTGACAATGTTTCCAAATTGGATGCCATTCTTCTTTGTTAGAATAAGCTGTTTGATGAATTATTTTTGGAATCACTTTCCTTCTATTTTGGTATTATTATAAGTAATTTTTTCTTGTGTTTTTTTATTAAATTTTAAATTCCAATCTGCAACCATTTGTACTAGTTTATTTCCAAAATGTCTTAATCCTTCATCGGTTAAATGAATTTTTCCTTTTTTCAAAATTATCCATCGTTCTTTTAAAGAAAATTCTATGTCACAAGAACCATTTTCATATTGTTTAAATTTCATTTTTGAGTTCCATATAATAATCTTTTATCTTTTGCCCATTCATTATGTGGTCCATTTTTATCTACATAATGTAAAAATGTTTGTGCATGCCAGTCTCCTTTAAATTCTTCTCTCCAATGTTCTATTTCACATCCTAAATAAATTGCAGCATCGCCTGGTTCCATATTAATTTCTGCTCCATCCATGTATATTGGCCATTTAGTTCCATCTGAACCAATCATAACAGTAACACTTATTTCACACGCAGGTCTATCTTTATGTTTTTTAAGATCAGCATTTAAAGTATACATTCTCCAAAAAGAATATGTACATAATAATTCTAATCCAGTTTCTTTCTGCATTATTTTTAACTTATTAATCATTAAGGACTCCATTAACGGATCTCCGTAAAAATATGTATCTCCATTATCATTTTGTTTAAAATCAAATGAATCAATATTAACCCTATGTCTAATTCTACAGTAATCTGTGAAAAGTTTAATTTCTTCTTGGGTTAAAAAATTTTTAATTAATTTATATTTGAAATTATTTATTAAATTGGTCATTTTAAAGATCCTTAATATTTATATTAAAAGCCATACTTATTCTTTCCTCATCAGAGTTATTTGGTAGTACATAATGAATCACTTCAGAAAAAAATAAAATTAAATCATATTGTTTAGGTCTAAAAGTAAATTCTGAAAAAAAATTAGCATCATCAAAAAATTTATGGGTGTTACAATTTATTTTGTTTATATCTAAAAAAACTAAATCTCCAGAATTTTTTGGAGTGTTTAAATAATAAACACCACTTACGCAATCATACCCATGAGAATGAGGTTTGTTTGAAGAACCTTTAAAATTTTTATTAATCCAATAATATAAATTATCTAATTTAAACGGTTTTTTAATATTAAATTGTTTTAAAAAATCGGTACAAGGATAAATTATTAAATCGTTAATTAATTTTTTTTCTATTTCGTTACAATTATTAAACCTAAGTTCTGATGTTTGAAAACCTCCATTATTTGATTTAATAGTTTCTTTTTTTTCTTCCATACACTTTTCTAATACATTAATAAAATAATCTTTATATGCTATATTTGAAACATTTGTATGATAAATTGATGTTTTGAAAATATCTGTAATCATTTTATAAAGCCCATGCCACTACGGAATACCTTGTTCCTTTTGTCACTGGTTTTACTGTGTGAGGATATAAAAAATTACTTGGCCAAATAATCATTCTATTTGGTTTAACTTCTACTTCCCATTCACCTGACCCATCAGGATTTCTAAAACATAGATTTCCACCTTCATAATCATTATTTAATAACAATATACAACTCATTGTTCTTGGAATTTCAGCAAAATGATCTGTATGCCAAGTATAAAAACCAGTATTTTCATATTTTAAAATTTCTATATCAAAAATATGTTTATAATTATAATCTAAAATATTTAAATCAAATTTATATTGTTTTAAATTTTTATTAAAATAAAAATAAAGTAAATTAAACCAATGAACATTGGAAATTGAGTTATTTAAATTTGAAAGATGTAATGTATAGGTCTTTCTTATATTAAAATCTGTTTTACTATCCTCACCTCCACCAACTCTAGTTTTTTCAAAATTTGAAATATTTGCAAAACGAATACAATTTCCTATTACTTCCCATGGTAAAACTTCATCATAAATTTTAATAAAATTTTTTATTTCCATGATTTTTTATTCCAATATTTATCTTTATAGATATTTAACAATTTTAATCCATAAAAAAGTCTATAATTTAAAATTTCTTTTTGTTTTTTTGATTTTAAAGACATTTTCCAAGAATCTCTTTTAAAAGGTATTACTTGAACATATGGTGTTCCTTTTTTTATTGTATCTTCTAAAATTGGATATTTATCCCCATTTATAACTATCGGAAAATTTATTTCAGTTGGAAATATGTCTGTATCTACGATTGCAGGTATTATTGAAAATCTATCATCAGAATTATTTAAAGGAGGTACAAACAAACAAGAATATCCTTTTGGTGTTTTTATTGTCCATGGATTTAAAATTTTATAAAAAGGTAAATTTTTATTTTTATTAATTAAAGGTGATCCATCTAATTGTTTTGTAGAATGAACATCTAACGCAGAATTTAAATTTATAAATCGTGTATGTAATAACTGTGATTGGTCATAAAGTCCAAAGGTTTGAAAGGAGTCTTTTTCATTTTTTTCATTCAATACATTGTGTCTTACATAAAAATCTTGAGGCATTTTTAATAGATAACCGGCTGTTAAGGAATCTAAAAAAGGCATACAACCTTTCACAGTTTTATTTAAAATAGTGTGATTTAATTTTTTATACCATTCGGGTATATTTAATTTTGTTGGTATTGGATAATCTTCTTTTAATGCAAAATAATTTTCGTTAGCACTAAACTCTATTTCTTTATCAAACATGATAAATTAATAACAGTTTTTATGGTAATTGTAAAATATTATATGAAGGTTGTCCTAAATCATTAAAATATTGTTCTAATGACTTATTTAAAGGGTAGTTAATACTGTTTAAATTTAAAGAAATCAATTGATTATAATAATCATTCCAACGGCTTAATAATGGATGATTTGGATTGTTATCTAAAAATTTTTTAATTTTAACTTTAAAATTTTCTATATGTTTTTCTAATTCTGATTCATTAAATGCAAATTGTAAATTATTAAAGAAAACTTCATTATTATCATTATATTTTAAAACTTCTTTATTATTTAATTTAACTAAATTAAAATCATTATTAGAAATTTCTATAATTTTGTAATCTGTTTTAATTATATTTAAATTATCTAAATCATTTTGAGTTTCAGCAATGGCATAGATAGTACCTTCAATGTTGTTTCTATCTTTTAAAAAAATTAAATAAGCCATATTAAGTTCCTGTATTTTCGTAGATAATTATAGCTCCCTCAACTCCTGGATAAAATTCAGCAAAATTACCTCCTCCTGCACCCCCAAAACCTTGAGCACCCTCAGGATTTCTTCTTCCACCTCTGAAGCCCCCATTTGATGGTATTGTTAAAGATGCGCCTGGTGCATTACCATTAGCACCACTTGCACCACTTGGTCCAGCAGCACCACCATTTACAGTTCCTACATTTGTAATAGTAGTATTTCCACCGGCATTACTGCTAGATGGGGCTGAATTTCCAGCACCTCCTACAGAATAAGGTTGTGAAAAAGGTGTTGTTGATGGGACATTATAAAAACCAGCACCGCCAGTTCCTCCAGAAGAAAAAGCATCTGGGTTAGGACCGAATTGTCTTCCGCCTCCCCCTCCTGCATATAAATAAACACCAATCCTGTTTGCAGCATTGTTTTTTGTATAAGTTCCTGAAGCGGGTCCAGCTGCCATTAGCACTGGTATCCCCATTCCAGCACCTGCTGATCCAGAAGATGCAGCAGTAATTCTTCCTTGAGCATCAACTGTAATTGATGCTGCTGTAAATGATCCTGCGGTAACTGAAGTGTTTGCTAATTGAGTAGGTCCTACAGCTGCTGCTGCAATTTTAACTGATGTAACTGATGCTGTGTCTAAAGCTCCTGATGTAACTGCGAAAGAAGCAATTTTAACTGATGTGACTGCTGATGTATCTAATGCTCCAGATGTAACTGCAAACGATGCAATTTTAACTGATGTAACAGAAGCTGTATCTAATTCATTTGGGCCAACAACAAAATCTGCTAATGCTGTACTAGTACTAATCTGTCCACCTAATGTGCTAAGATCAATTGTATTTGCATTTGTTCCATTTAAATATACACCTTTAATATTTTTTTCAGTTGTTCCCCAAATAACAGAAGATCCACCAACTTGATTTAAGGCTAATGTAAATGCACCTGTTGTGCTATTTTTAATTGTATATGTTTTTTCAATTCCACTTGCTATAAAAACAGTCGCATTAGCTGTAAGGGTTCCTGTAAATTCAATAACAGCATTTCTAGCATCTGATATTGTAGCATCAGTCATTGCTAAAGTTGTGTTAGTTGACGTAAGTGCTATTGATTGAAAACCAGCTATTGCTTGTTGTAATAAGTTTAAATTTGTATTTGTTTTATCTCCCCAGGTTCCAGAGTTTTCCCCTGTTACCATTAACTCAAGTTTGAGGTCTGTAGAATAACTAGATGCCATAAATTCCTTTTAAATTTGTAATAATACCCAATTTTAGTTTGATTAAGCCGCTATGTCAACAACCGCCCAATTGTTAGTTACCCCTATATCTACTACGGCCCAGGCTGTAATAAATAAACGACCTGTAGAAGTAGTCATATTTAGACCTATTAAATCAACATTAGAATCTGCAGTTATAGATTCGTTTCCTGTAGTTGTATTTAATAAATTTGTAGTTAATTGAACTATAGTATTTGCATCAGCATCTTCATTTCCTAAACTTACTTGTAATAAATTTGTACTTAATTCAACAAGAACAGCTATATCTACAAATACATTGTTAACTGTAGAATTTATAGAATTTCCTGTTATATTAGGAACAACATCTATAATTATAGATTCATTTCCTGTAGTTGTATTTAATAAATTTGTACTTAATGTTACTTCAGCATTACCTACAAGACTTTCATCTCCTAAACTTACTTGTAATAAATTTGTAGATAAAAATACATTAGAATCACCTGTAAGAGTTACAGCGTTTGTAGTTAAATTTAATTGTTGTCCTGTAACATCTTGTTGAATACCTAAGGCAACATCCTCATTACCTAAGTTAATATCAAGACCTACAATTTGTCCCCAAGAATTACTTCCCCAAGAGTCATACCCCCAAGTTGTATTTGATCCTGGAGTAGTAACTTCTACAAATATGCTTTCTCCACCAAAAACTGAATTTACAGTAGAGTTAATTAAATTTGTACTTACTTGAACAATCGCTGCTATATCTATAGATACAGAATTAACAGTTAAAGATATTAAATTTGTAGAAGCGTTTGC